ATAAAACCTAACCATGCACATATAATTTATAGTCTTCCGACTGTATTTTGTTAAACGTATTGAGGGTCATACCCTCCTTGTCTTCGCTCGAGTAATGCTCGCACATATCTGTTTTATAGTCTTTGATATTTATATCAAATTCTATCTTAAAGAATTAACACTAACTTTTATTTTATACTTAGATAAACGTTATTATATTTTATCAGGATTGTTTATACAGGCTCTGCATATTTTGGTTAATTCTTTAAGTTAACCCTAATATGCAACCCATTGTTGCAATTACAAATTGATAACGTTCTATATTTTGTTGATAGAACCTTAGTCAGATATAGTAGGGAGTCACACTCCCATTTCTACGTGGATCCTAACAACCACTTTAAAAAAGACGAATCATTCACGAGACGAATCCATTTTTACACAGACCGTAATGTCTTTAAACTACACTTCAATCAACTAGCATTAACACCAAAGAGTTTGAGGCTTTACGTCCTCATTCTTTTGCTATTTATGTATTAAATTTTAAAAATATTCGAGAGAATATTCATGAATATATTCACAAATTATTAACTTAATTTCTGTTTATTTTCATGCATTTCTCACGTCTTAATAAAAAATTCGTGATTGACACCAATATCGTGTCTCACTTTGATATTCTCCCGTTGGAGATACCTTAGTTTCAATATGGATCTCATTGCCATACTACTCTAGTATAGATAAATGAAGCGTCGTTGAGTTTGATTACTCTTTATTATGTTACACATTCGTGTGTATAATTAAACGATTCCAAAATTTCTGGACCTATTGAAAGTCCTTTGATTTGAAGTATTGAAATAGTGATTTCGTCACCACTAGTTAAAAATGTGACGGCAGTGGGATCTGCTACTTCCCCTCTGGAGCCTGAGGCTACCACCCAAACAACAAGACCTTACTATGGCTACAATTATCAAGAGTTCGAATAATGTCAGGAGCGCGCCGATTAACGCTGCCCAAAGCTTTAGAGTATCAGAATGTTGCCCTTCTTCGAAGCGCACAATTTATACTCCTATTCCCCCTCCTTCTGGACACACATACCTTACTATAGGTTGTGTGTCTAGTTGTCACCCGTATCCAATGCAGATTAAATCCTGCGATTGTATGCTTTATCCAGCCATACATGTTTTAGAGTTACAAGCTCGATCAGAAATTGATCGAGTTCGAGAAGCCTCCCAAGCTCGTTGGAGGTTCCAAGCTCGTCAAAATAATGAATTTCAAATTCAATCACAAGACGAGTCTGAAGAAGAATCAAGTTGGTTCAATAATATTCAAAATCGTGTCAGGGATTTTTCTAATCCTATGGCACATGTTGAACGCTTAGGATGTTTTCCTGGCGGTGAAGCATATGAACGTATTGAACGACCTGAATTTAGATTTTATCAACATTTGGTTAGCAAAGTAGGTGAATTAGATCCTTTATTTAAGGTTCTAGAAGCCTATTTTCTTACTATACATTTCCTAAGTAAGGCCAAGACCTTCAAGGAAAAATTGATATGTTGGACAAATTATCTATCCATCATTTATCCAAAATCTATTTCGGGTGTACTTATTTCATCTGCTATCACACAATTTTCTATTCATTTATTGAAAGATCTCTATGGAGACGAAGTTCAATCTGAAGAAGAAAGTTGTGTGAATACCTTACGTGATTGTTTAAATAATTACAATATGGTTAAAAATTCTCCTATATACAAGAAAGTTTATCGCTTTATGTTATATGGACTTAGCTTATCTCTTTTTGAGAAGTTGGGAATATCTTTTGATACTCTCAAATTTGATCAATTAGAGGCTGAAGCTATACGAAAGAAACACCATATGGGTGTTGATTTCGTTTTTACATCTTTAGATACATTATTGTTTATTGCTGAAAAGGCACAACAATATATGATAACTAAATCTGTACATGGAATTTTTATGTCTGAAGGTAAATTTCAAGTTTGGTATGATGAAAGTGCCAAATTGATTAGACAATCACAATATCTAACCAACCCTGAGTTGCATGGTATTGAGGTTCATTCTTATCTTTCCGATGTTAATAAAAACATTGAGAAAGGTAAATATATTAAAAACTTTTCTGCTTCTATGACTATTTTTGAGAAATCTACTGTAGATAAAAATCTTAAAGATTTAGAAAATGTTCGCTGCATGTTTATTAATAAAACTGCAGCAGCAAAAGATAGAAAGGCACCATTTTCCGTATTGGTTTATGGTGGTTCAAGTGTAGGAAAAAGTAGTATTATTCATACTATTTTCGTACATTTTGGAAAAGTTTTTCATTTGAATACAGCTCCAGAATTTAAATATACACGTTTGGCCCATGAAAAACATTGGTCAAATTTTTCCACTGAAAAGTGGTGTATAGTTTTAGATGATGTGGCTATGATAGCTCCTAAAGCGGCTCAGGGTATTGATCCTTCTTTGGCTGAAGTTATTTTATTAAATAATAATGTAGCTTTTACACCAGAGCAAGCAGCTTTAGAAGATAAAGGTAAAACACCTGCTATTCCAAAACTTCTTATAGCTACTACTAATACATCGGATTTAAATGTTCATGCATACTTCTCTTGTCCTTTAGCTATATCTAGACGTATGCCTTGGGTTATAGATGTTAAACCTAAACCTGAATATACGAAAGATGCTTGTATGTTAGATGGTTCTCGTGTTCCTATTCAGGAAGATGGAACCTATAATGATTTTTGGATTTTCGAAGTCTCTCGTGTTGTACCTGTGGGTACTGAACGTGAGGGACAACGGGGTGGACTAGAAATAGTTCACACTTTTGAAAATATAAATGATTTTCTAGCATGGATGTCAAAAGAAGCTATTGCTCATGATAAACAACAGGATAAAGTAATGTGTAGCAACAATACTTCACAAGAAGTTGAAATTTGCCACACTTGTTATCGAGCTGAATTAGCTTGTATTTGTAACCTAGAAGAGCAATCATTAGATGTTTATGACTGTTTGT